TGAGCGAGAAGCACGATGTCAAAGCACCCTTCCAGCGTTAGATACTGATCAATCATCTTACCGATGGTCTTTGCCTTGACTCTGCCGCTGTTGTTGTCGTATTCGGTATGATGCAAGAAATAGAACACAACATTATCAGGAGCTTTCTGGTTGATATCATGAACCAGGTTGCGAAATGACAAAGCCATGTCCGTATATTTCTGATATCCGGTTTCCTTGGCCCGGTCGAAGAATTCATTGACAAGCAGATATTGCGAATCATCAATCACATACCGCTTCAGCTTCGGATTGCTTACCGCCGCCAGAATGTCAGCGTATGAAGCATTCTTTTTGACCTTGAAATTACCTTTGAACGGCAACCGGCCTTTTTCAACAGAGAAGATCCCGACTTCATCCGGCTTGAAATTTCTGATGGAGAACGTTTTACCGCTGCCGGATTCCCCCATCACCAATACTGGAACACCCAATTCTTTCACCTCACATATGTCCAATTATGTATTCCCGGTTCCAGCGATAGAAAGTGCTGTGTGAGACACCAAGTTTCAACGCTGCACACCGTCCTGTAATTTCACCTGCGCTGTATCGACGGCAGTACGTCTCCCACATAGACGGTCGTTCCATCGGCTTTCGCCCGAATGTTACACCGCGTTCTTTCGCTGCTGCGATTCCCTCGGCCTGACGCTTTTTGATAAATGTTCTCTCTGTCTCGGCAACATAACTTAGCAACTGAAGCACGATGTCGGAAATCAGTCTGCCAGTCAAGTCCATGTCTTTCGCAGTGTTCAGCAGCGGCATATCCAGCACGACGATTCCGATCCGCTTGTCGGTCAGATCCCTCCACGTCTTCATGATCTCGTCGTAATTCCGTCCGAGGCGGTCTATACTCATGATGGTGAGTGTGTCACCAGCGACCATTCGTTTCTTCAACCGAATCCAGATCGGCCTGTTCATGTCTCTTCCGGATTCTTTCTCGCAAATGATGCGGGAAGATAAAATTCCGGCTTTTGTCATTGCAATGATCTGTCTGTCGAGATTTTGATCTTTTGTGCTTACCCGGCAGTATCCATAATCAGCCATTTTCATCACCCTAAAACCTGCTCATGGCACGTACCGGAACGTATGCATCATGCTGGTTGTCTTATAGCTGTCTCTAAGAACAAAATCATTCGTTGACCATTCACCAAACACCATCTGATCAGTAAGCCCGTTCGGAATAATCTTTGATTCCATATACGGTCTTACGATCATTTCAGCAATCTCACGGTCACGTTGAGTAAAAGTGTTTCCGTCAAAATCAGCATCGTAAAACATCCACTGTGACGGCTGCCTGCACACCTCTTCAAACGAATTCGGATAAGCCGGATTCATTACCCTGGCTAAGATGCAACAGGCTTCCGTTGCTTTCTGTGCGTCTGTAGAAAGCTTTGCAATTACTTCCGCAACAGCGTCAACCGCCTGATTAATAGCAGCGTCCCGGCTTGCGGATCCGCTCAACCAGTGTTCAGCCTGTTCCGCTCTGGCCTGATCGGCCTTGTAGGCTTCAAGCTGCTGGTTGTAATACGCTTCGGCTTCCTGATAAGCGTTGTGATGCTCGATCACGCCGGTCACAATACAACCGATCATCATAGAGACTGCCCACGCAAACAGGAGGATGATACCAACGGCATTATTCTTAATAAACTGCTCCTTCCTGTGTGTTAGGTGGTTCGGACTCTTCGCCGGTTTCTCCGGTGTCTCAATCTCAAAACCAACATCTTCTGCCGCATAAATGGGAAGCATCTCCCTTGCGTCATTGACAAACATGTGATATAATCCTCCTGTTCTATATTTCCCTTTGCCGCTATGTGATTCGCCACAAATCACAGGCGGCTCTTTTTATACGTTCCAGTTCGTGTTGTAGTCCTCTTCTGGGAACATGGATGAATAAAAGACATCTTTCAGACTATCTTTCTCATATACTGCGCAGCTCTTGTAATTGCTCATCATTGTTACAGACAGCACAAGTTCTGCTTCATGATCAATACGTAAGAAAATCTCATGAATTTCATCAAGCTTCTTGAGGATCTCTTTCTGAGCATCTTCAACTTTGATCTTATCCATATTTCACACTCCTTTTTCTGCACTGGCGGCAAACACCATCATCAAGAGACGAAGCCGCTACAACGTCACCGCACTCACAGCAGAAACCGGCTTCAACCAGATCATCACTTCCGCAGTAAATGCATTGATTTACAGCAATCAACTCAACTGGCTTGTTATCAAGCTCATAATGGATTTCAGGAATCAAACATGTAGCTTCCATTTCATCCATGTAATCACCGCAGTTGCGGCAGTAGAAGTAGCTCATCAGGTCTGCTCCTTCTGATCTGATATAAGCCGGATAGTTACCCTCGGAAGACTTCCAACCCATGTGTAAGGGCATTGAAAAAGTCTGGTATGCTCCAAATCATCACCCTTAACAGGAACATGAGAACCGCCGCCGGTCAGAATTCCGACCATCTTGCCAACAGGCTTGAATCCATGATCTTTCAGGACAGTGGCGATCTTTGCATCCTCTGGATACTCATAGTTGCCAATCCTGATGCCGTCACTGATCAGCACTTCATAAATTCGCTTCATTTCAACCTCCTATTTCCATTTGTTAAGCTGTAGGGCTTTCGCCATTTTCCGCTGACTGTCAACCAGAAAACCGGTTGCCTCATAATCTTTCTTCTTTTCCTTCCGAATCTTTTCCATCAGCTGATCTTTTTCCAGATCCCAATCAGACTTTTCTTTACAGTTGGAGTGGCAGCCAGGATGACGTTTCGGAGCAACACAGTCGTTACAAGGGCATGTCTTGTAAAAGCTTTTCACTCTTACATCCGTCAACGAATCATCGCCTCCCGGATCTCATGCCATGGAACACCAAGGCACTTGCTGATGTTGTAAAGATCCTTCAGCGTGAACAACTCAGGGTTCTGCATTCTCTTCCTGGCGGTTGTGCCGCTCACGCCGATCACCGGTGCTATCCGGTTGCCGTTGAGATAGTAGCTGTAAAGCACCCTCTGAACCGCTTCAAAGTTTGGCTTTTCCTTTTTCAGCCTCGGCATTCTTTTCTTCCCTCGCTTTCCTGATCTGACGCATCAACTGCATATAGCTGTTGCGGCTGAGTGTCGGTGTTCCCACGCTCATTCTGGAGCCTGTGAAACATCTTGAAGCTTTCATGATGCCTCACCAGTCTGATCATTGAGAAACAGGTTCACGAAATACTGCTGACCTCTGCCGGTCACTTTCGGAGTCTTGCTGATGCTAATATGCCCATCGGCATGAGTGATGGCGGTTTCTTTGATCTCAAACAGGCCAAGCTCCATAGACCGCTGTGTTGGCATATTGTAATCAAGGCCTTCACGCTTGATCAGATAGCCATGTTCACGAAGCCACTTGAAAAGACGGTTCTGCCCCATGTCAACTCCGTTCTGCTTCAGAAGCTTTGCAAGCTCACCAATCAGAATCGAATTCTTTGCCGTGCTGACCGCATCAGCAAAGATCACTTTCGGCTTGTCTTCTTCCACTTTGCCTTCTAAAGCAATCCGCTTTTCACGCTCTGACTTGAGCTGTGACGCGAGATTGATGATGGTATCAGGGTTCAGCAGAACCTTTTCAATGGTTTCCGGTGTCATGTAAGCACCATGCTTGCGGATGGATGGAATTACTTCGGAAGTAACCCACCGCTTGAACTGTTTCGCCGTGGGGAGCTTGCTGGAAAGTACCAGGCTGTAAAGACCGGATTCGTTGATGACGGTCATTCCTCTTGGACTTTCAAAACTGTCGTTTTGGCAGTTTTGCTTATCTTCATCATCCACATGCTTTTTCAAAGCACCGAATGAATCTGTATAACCAAGCCTCTCTGCAATGTCCTTGCCAACAAACCACGGTTCGCCGTTGATCTCGACCGTCCGAATCTCTCCGAACTGATCATTCTTGAATACTTGAAGATTGTTCATTTACTCCTCCCTGTTTATTCTCAATCTACATCTTTTGCAAAAAAAATTGCAAACCGGTCTTCCAAGCTGTCAATGTGGAGCAGATCACAGAGAACACTGATCTCTGCCGCATCAAACTTTGAAAGATTATCACGTTTTCTTGCAAAACCATAGCTTGTAAGACCAAGCTTGGATGCAATAAACTCCTGTTTCAAACCGCTGTTCTGAATCCATTCCTTAAGCAGTTTTGTATCGGTCATTTAATCACCTCCGTTTTTTGTAGATTCTCAAGGAACACAGAGAATATAGCACACTGTTTATTGAAAGTCAACTTTTTTTGAAAGAAAGACAGAAATTTATTGACAATAAACTAAATTGTAATTAAAATGTAATTGATGGAGGTGATTATTGTGACGGAAGTTGAAAAAAGAAGAATTGAGATGGGAAAGAGGATATCCAAAAGACGGCAAGAAATTAACATGACAATGGATGAACTTGCTCATCTGATGGGTTACAAACATCGTTCATCTATTCAAAAATTAGAAAGTGGCGAAAATGGATTACCTCAAGATAGAGTGGAAGAGCTTGCAAGTTATTTGCAAATGGATCCAGCTGAATTAGTTGGTTGGGTCAGACTTGATGTCAAAAATCACGGTCTTACAAAATTGATTGAAAAAACTCTTGAACCAATCATTCCAAATGAAGCAGAGCTTGAAATATTAAATATGTTCTCTATGTTGAATGCTGAAGGTGAAGAACTTGCTATTGATTACTTGAAGATGCTTTTGCAGAATCCAAAGTATTGTGAAAAAAATAATACCGATACAGATAGCGTATCGGCATCGTAAGCGGTGACTGATATGAAAATTCCAAAAATTAACAAGCTTCCAAGCGGAAATTATAACGTAACGCTCCGACTTGACGGTGAGGTTATCTCAATCACTCGCTCCACGAAAGACCAATGCCGCACGGAAGCACAGTTGATTAAGAGTGAATATCTTGCCGGTAAACGTCAAAAACTTTCAACAGACGCAAAGCAAATGACTCTGAGAGAAGTTCAAGAGCGTTATGTGGAGAAGTATAAAACCGCTCTCAGCCCGTCAACAGTCAGATCATACACCATCTATTATCAACAGCGGTTCAAGGATTACCAAAACAAAAAGCTCCCTGATATCACCTGGCAAGAGATGATAAACAAGGAGCTTGAAGAGAAATCACAGAAAACTGTAAAAAATGCGTGGGGCCTTGTCCGGCCAGCACTGGAAGAAGTGAAGTATCCTGTCCCAGAGGTTAAGCTTGCGGCTGTACCGGTCAATGAGATTCCGTTTCTTCAGCCTGAAGAGATTAAACCATTCTGCGCAGCCATTAAAGGAAGATCATATGAGATACCGGCATTGCTTGAGCTTCACGGTTTACGGCTATCCGAAGTGCGTGGTCTTGACTGGAAGAATGTTGACCTGATCAACGATACCATCACAATCAAAGAATCAAGAGTCAGAGGAATCAACGGTGATGTAAATAAGAACACCAACAAGAATCAAACATCATCCAGGACAATCCCTATCATGATCCCACAGCTTCACGATGCTCTTGCGGCAGTTGAAAACAAGACCGGCCTTGTTGCCAAGATCGGAGCAAACACGCTTCTTGACGATGTAAAACGCGCTTGCAAACGTGCGAATATCACCGAAGTCACCAATCATGGTTTGCGTCATTCGTTTGCTTCCCTCTGTTTCTATCTCAAGATTCAGGACAGGCAAATTCAAGAATGGGGAGGCTGGAAAGACAAAGCTGTATTGCACAAGATATACATCAGGCTCACCGCAAAAGGGCAATCTGAAGCACAGAAATCATTCACCAAATTTTTCAAAAATGCAGATAAAAAAGCAAACGTATCTTCAAAGCATCAGTAATTACTGCACCTTTGAATTTTTTGATGTGGGTTCGAGTCCCACCACCGGCACCATTTTGTAAGAGTCTTTGATTTGCCAATAAATCAAGGACTCTTCCCTATTTTACTGACAATTTCACGATTTTTCACTCATCACATTTCTTGCGTTTTCATCACATTTTTGACGTTATGAAAAGTTATATTACATCCGTTTTGCAGATGAAAATGCAAACGGAAATGCAAATGAAAAAAGGACAGGGATATTTCACCCTGTCCTGATTTTTATCCTTCGTGGTTTCCTTTGTTATACTGTGCGGTCGAGATGCCGATGATCGCGCCCAGACAAGCGCAGAATCCAGCGGAGATTTTAGAGACAATATCTGAGTATCCCCATCCAAAAACACCATCACAGACACAGTAAAACGTCGTGAGCGAAGGGATTACGATGAGAACCAACCACTTGAGTACATCGTACAATTTGTTATTGAGTGCTGGCATTACTCTCGTACCTCCTGATAATCCAGTCTGATCATGAGCCAGACCTTATCCTCGCCCAGCTCTTCCAGAATCTGACCGTAGGTCTTGCCGACCATCGTGTAGTTTTTCCCGTCCGTGGTGCATACCACATACCGCTCTTTGTCGTTCATGTTACTTCTCCTTTAAGAATTGGATTGCGGTCTTGATCTCCGCTATGTCTGTACTGATTTCCTCGAATCGCTCCGCGTAGCCATTGTGTGTGTCAAGCTTCCGGTCAACGGTCTTCATCCACATCTCAAGCCTTGCGTCCCTCTGGGCTTCCGCAATCTTCTGCTTGCTTGCCACTGCCCGATTATTAACCAAGCAGACGATGACTGCCACAAGCCCTGAGATGATCGAGGCAATAACGGTTGCCTGCGCCGGTGTAAGATTCTGCATTGGTGTCACCTCCAAAGTTCATCCCAGTCGCGCTTCATGCATATGCCTGCAAGCACGCAGAGGGTAATTCTGATTAAGCTCCCCATATCGTTTACCTCTCCATAAGTTTGGCCCAGCTCATCGGGCCAACAGCTCCGTCTGCGTCAAGCTGATGCTCCTGTTGGAACTGCTTGACTTTGTCCGTCAGCAGGCTCCCCCAGATGCCATCAACCAGCACGTTGTATCCCCGGCACTTGAGAAGCGACTGAAGCAGCCACACTTCAGCCCAACCGGAACAATGCTCATCGATCGTGCGCGGAGGCCAGGTTTCAATCTTCGGTTCCTCTGGTTTCTCTTCAGTTGTTGCATTGTCCTCAACAACTGCCGTCCCTGTCAGGTCAAGCTCTTTCCTGATCCTCAGTGCCGCTTCATATCGTGCTTGAACATTGTTAACTGCTGGGCGTTCATACTCTTTGCAGATACGGGAACAAGCTTCCTGAATGTCAGTTGTAGTTTTCAAGTAATACAACAGACTGGAATACTCGTTTGTGAGTTCCCAGATAGCAAACCAGACTTGGAATTCAACAGAATCAATTCTGTATTCGCTACCTTCCCACCACTTCCAAAGGTTCCCTTTTCTTGCAAAATACGTCCATTGCGCAAGACCGAATCCCTTTTGATCGTTTGAAAACCGCTGTTTGTCCGACATGCCGCTTTCAATTGCATTGACGTAAGCCTTACTGATTGCTCTGCTGGCCTGATAGTCCCCTTGCACTCGGTACGGTTCACAGCCGCTTTCGCACTCCCAGTTGCCAAGCATACCCAAAGCACCGGCTTCAGAAAGACCATATCCTCTCAGCAGGTTATAGATTGTCTGATGGTAGCTCATATGCATCCCTCGATAAATTCTTCAAGCTCTTCTCTGGTAATCAAGGTGAATCACCTCCTGAAGCTCCCACGAAAAAGATGATGACTGCCGATACGACGGCAAGATAGATCATGATCTTTACAAGTAGCATATCGGCATCCCTCCTGATTTTGTAGGTACGGTTTTGAGCTGTATTGATATGTTACGGAGCCGCGCAGTGCGGAATCGAACTCGCCCCACCGTCAAGCCCACCTTGGGCAACCACGCTTCCCTACCGCATATCACAGCCGCCCCTTGGCTATTGGCAGTCGTTCGGGAATTCCGAACTCGTGACTATCTCGTGATTTCGCACGATTTTCACGAGATAGTCGTTAGTGATTTAAATAAATAGGCCATTAAATGACTTCAGAATAGAATACGGAAGGTCTTTGCAATTAGGCTACGCACCTATCACACGCCCATCAACGTTCCTGCGGCGAAACCGTATTCAATTGGTAAGAAAGAATTATTTCATGTGGACGGCAACATCGTACTTTCCACAATACCGTTTCCTTCCTTGTACGCTTGAATGGCAACCCTCTGTGCCAAAACATTCTGAGCGTCTGTACCTACAATCACGCCAGTGCCAAGATTTGGGCCGGGGACATTGATTGAATTATAAATATCTGTTGTCATTCTGAACGTATCCCCATAAACCGATTTGTTAATTGACAACCTATTCAGAAGCCATTTCAAAGCGACAAATGTCTGCAAAAGGCACGGTAGACCTTCCTGTGTATGTGTACCATCCGGTGATAGGTGTTCTTGATCACCAAGACTATCAAGATCAGTTGAAAGCGCACGATACACGGCGATTCCAGTTGGGATCATATCCTCTGCGATTGTTTCCTTGAGGATCAATTCATTCCCCGATTTTGTAAGTGCGAAAACATTGTCTGCGTCTGATCTTAGTGGAGCATGGAACAACGAAATAAATTCCAAAGGATTACCACCGGTATAGTGTTCTTGGATATACGTCTGGCAGTTATTCCAGTCAGTAACATCTTCATATGAAGATTTGTAGTTGAAATATTCTTGCATACAAACAATATCAAAGCGGTAACGGGAAAGGAGCGTTGACATCTTCATTGTGTTGTTGGAATTTGTCCATGACGCTGAATTTTCAGCTACAGAGAAAATGGCACACGCAGTATTTTCAGAAAACTGACTGTACTGTTGTGCGAGTGTATAACCACCATTATAATACATATAGAACCTAAAATTGATCTCTGGATAAAAATTCTTCAGCAAATACGGCAAATAAGCTATTCCATCCTGTGTTAACGAATTACCAACAAAAAGAATAGACACCTCGCCCGGAAAGTATTTTTCACCTTTAACATTATATAAATCCATTATTCTTCCTCCTTACCAGTTTCCAACGGAATACAAGCATCCACTATTGCTGATTGTAACAACAGACGCAGTAGCCGCAGTATAAAATGATTCGCTAACTATATCATACATACCAATTTTTCCACTATAAACAACTGGTACATAATACCCAACACATTCACCATCCATTTTTCTAAGTATGATCTCTCCAATTCTTACTTGTTCATTAATGTAAAATTTTGAAGTTGTATCATATGGGAAATTATTAAACAAGGAAAATCCATGTGGAATAATCACCGGATTATTGACCGAAAGCTGCTTTACAACATCTCCATTAATCCGCACGAATGCAGTTGTTTCACTGTCCCTTATATATTCAACCTTTGTTGCCATAACACTACTTGCCGGAACATGATAATTAGTGCTAAAACGTGTTCCAAACGCTACACCAAACAAACCTACACCCTGATCATACACGGAATAAGAATGCTCATAATCATCGTTTCTCGCACCAAAAAATGCAGTATTTACATTGGTATTCCCTTTCTGTGCAACATATGCTTCTAAATTAAGCACGTTCATATCTTGCTGGTCATTTAAAATAATGAAAGATGATTTTGCAACTTGCGATGTGGACGTTGTTTTCTTCTGGATATAACCGTATCTTGTGTACTCGCTCGGTATGCTAAACTCTGTAACAATAACATCGAACGTGCTTGTTGCATTTCCAGCGGTTGCCGTTACAGTGCTTGTCCCAGCAGTTAATTCACCATTAAGATCATACTCCGAAGCATTCAGCACAGTTTCATATCCATCTGCATATGTTGCTGTAACAGTAATAAATTCCTTGAGACTATCCAGTTCGGCGTTGCTAAATATCGTCCTGCTACCCTGAGCAAACGCAACACTGATAGCAATCGGCAAATAAAATGCATTGTGAAGATCTCGGTAATACTTTTCACCATTATCATCAACATATGCAACTTTCTGAGCCAGTTGAAGTATTGCCGTCTTAAACCCTTCAACATCTCCTAAGTCACTTAATTGGCGACTTAAATCATCCACCTCTGCCGTCAAATCAGAGTAATCCGAAGGGATAGAAGCAATGACTTCATTGCCCTTATCTTGCACTCTGCCAACCTGAGTATTACCTTCAGTGGTGACTCTCCCAACCTGAGTAGTGCCAGCTTCCCGAACTGTATTGACTTGAGTGGTTCCCTCTTGAGTGACAGCATTCTTCTGAGTAGTACCAGCCTGATTTACGGCATTTTTCTGTGTGGTTCCAGCCTGATTAACAGCGTCAACAGCATTGGTCTTGGCAGTACCAACCGCCTCGACTGCATCATCCTGGGCATCCTTAATCGGGCCTTGAACGAGATCTTCCTTGTCCGCTTCGGTCAGGTCTGCATAGGTGAGCTTATCACCTTTCGGGATGCCAAACTTGAAAACGCCATCATCATACTCTGCCGTTGCTGGCTGCCCAGGATTCAGTGTAGTCGCAGTTGCGGATACATTCACCAACATTCCAGCCGCATCTTCGGCCCGCTGCGCACTCTCTGCCGCACTGTCTTCAGATGATTTTGCTTCAGTTGCACTCTGCTTCGCTTCCTGTGCGTTCTGCTGAGTTTCTGCACCTAGCTCGGTTAAATGTTCAATCCAGTTCTCGTAACCGTCAGGCGGTTCTTCTGTGGTTTGTAGGATGTCTTTCATCACGACCATCGGATAGATGATTGTTTTGGCAAGACCACCGTCAACATACCACATAAGCTGACATTCGCCGGAGCCAACATAAGCGGTATCAGTTTCATTAACCGTCCAAAGCAAAGTTGCATCTTCCTGTGTGACAACCGCCGGATATGCACTTGTATCCTGTGAACGTTTGACCGCTAGAACCGCTGTTCCGCTTCCATAGTTTTCGATCAGATAGGACAGGTCAAATGCAATCTGCATTGTGTCGTATGTCCCTCTTCGACCAATCACAATTGTTTGCGGCGCGCAATTTGATGCCGGAATCGTGCTAATTATCATTTCATCACCTCAAAAACAGCAAACGGTTCAAGATTTTTGATATCCAACGCAGATAACACCAAATGATCTGATATCGGAATCCTGATCCTTTTTGCCGGAATATCTATTTCCATATTGCCTAGCTCTTCAGCATTGCAATCTGGTTTTTGTATCTCCTGACCATATAAGTCAAGGTGTTGATTTGCACTCTGCACAAGCAGATACAAGTCATAAGCAGATGTCAGCGGCAAATCTTGTTCAATGAGTTTCTGCAAAGAAAATCTTGCATCAACAAGCTCTTTTATCTTCATACGATTAAACCATAGGCTTTCAACGCAGTTATTAATGTTGCAACAGATGCGGAGCTTGAAACAGATTGGCGGGCAACAGGAGAATGACCAAAAAATCCAATTTTACTATCTGCTGAAGTGCCAAGAAATATTTCACCTTGTACATAAAAACCGTTGAATGGGATGTTTTGTGTTCCAAGTCGCAATCTGCGGTTCGCTGCACCTGCGGATAATATGCCCAATGAACTTAAGGTCAATTTATAATCACCGTTGACAATTTCAGAACTGCTACCACCGCCGCCAGAAGACCATTTTAACTTGTAATCTGTCGCACCATCTTTGACAAGTACATTGCCGTCATCACCGCCCGGTGGGATCAAAACTGTTTCGCATGGTGTTCCGACACGATACTCAATAATAATTGTGCCGCTATTTTCAGTTATCTTTACCCTATCACCAACAGAAAAAACTTGTGCAGAATTACACTTATATTCTTTCTCCCCTGCCGATTCATTACCGTCAATCTTGATTTTGATGCCTGTAGCAGTTACCTCAGTAACCGTTGCAAGCACAATATTGGTTTCTGCTTCATTTCGAGACATCAACAACTCATCCAAGATTAATCACCACTCTTTCAAGCGTGTGAGTCATCTCACCGCCAACATCAAGTGTCATATCCCATGCCTTTTCAATGCAGACATCAGTTAAGCCGTCATAAATAAGACCGACAACATCAGCGACTCCGTAATCAGGAAACAAGCCTGTCGTGATCCCGATTGTTTCTCCTGAAATCATACTGTTGTTTCTTAATGTATCCGCATAGGCCTGAAGCTCTGCTTGATCTGCAATATTGTTGACTTGGACAACTGTTACAATACGCCTTCCCCTTCTCGCAATTGACAGAGGTGACTGAGGATTCGTGTTTTCGCTTACTGCTGTCATCGGTGAGTTTTTATCCGCATTTGAGCATATGCAAATGAAAACATTCGGTGCCGAATACACATCTGTTTCTCGCGAAATCTTCGGAAGCATCATGCTTTTAACATTACTGTTGTCCATCGTGTGACTGATATTGTTTGCTGTCGGGACACTGACAGGTTCAAGCACAGCCGTTCCACTCTTGTCAAACCATAACTGTTTATAATTGATTTCAGAAAGCAACTGATTGATTATTTCAAGATAAGAAGTTCCAACAGGCCAATCCTCACGGTCTTCTGCCATCGTTGCAAGGTTTGGTGTCACCGTTACCAGCGCAATCCCACAATGGGCAAGCAGCTGATTAATTGCTGTCAAGTAATTTGTTCCGGCCTGGAAGTATATCAGGCTTTCCGTTTTATTATCCTGGACAATCCAACACCTGTCATATGCCTCAATATCAACCTGATCTGTGATCCCATCGCTGTTGAATGTTACTGTTGCCGGAAGATACACACCAAGGAGATAAACAACACTGTCAATGATCATCTCAACCCTGATCTCATCGGATAACCAGTTGACTTCATTATTGTTCAAAAACGTTCCTGAAAGGCTCGTTTTAATATCGGCTGAACTGTCACACCGAATAGTCGGAGCAGACAACGGATATAACTGTCCGAAGTCTGCTCCATTTCTCACTATGACATACCGAAACTCAAGCGTTCGTGTCATCTATGTAGTCCTCCACATGGATACGCTGGATGCTGAATGTATATCCATTGATAAAGTCACCATAATGGCTGCTCAACGAAACCATAGCACCAACCATAACAACATCACCACGGCTCTTGATGATTACTTCTTTTCCTCGGAACGTCTCAAAAGCCTTTGCAGTTGCATAATCCTTGCAAGCGAAATTATAAGAACCATAAAAATTCTCAAACGGTGAAAGTTCAAGCACAGGATACACAGCACCGCTATAATGATTAAGCGAATATTGCCTGTTATAGTTATATGATTGTTCACTTGCGCTGTTTTCAGATCGTGTGATTTCCAACCAGTTATTATCGTTAAACAACGAAATGAACGTGCCTCTTGCCTCCGAAGTCACCACAACAGTATTTGACTGTGTGTAATTTCCATCCGTCAGTTTGTTTCTGACAAAATACAAATGACTTCCAAGCGACATCTTATCGTAAAACGCTGTGCTGTTCGTATGACCGATATTCACGCCATCCCTGTAAACGTAGAAATCAGAAACGGTTGAAGATGTATCCCATGACAGCACCGCATCTATTCCGGTTTCGCCCTGAAGCACTACGGCATCACCAGGAACATTCTGTATGCTGACCGTAACCGTTGAAGGTTGTGACCAATAACCATAAATGCCCTGAACAATAACGGATATCTCATGCGTTCCATCATCAAGAGGCTCTGTGAGCGTATAACTGTAAACATCCGCGCCAAATGCCTTTTTCACAACAGTTCCGTCAACGCTGATCTGATACGCCTGTTGTTCACCGGATTGCCATGTTACAGTTGAATACGGCACATTCGTAGCATTCAGACCACCAACAGGATTCGGAGCTGCTACACTGATAAAACGCGCTTCCCGGAAAGTACCTTGTACACCGTCAACATTAAATGCGCATATTGTCCAGACAATACCACCAGCCGGAAAAGTGTTAGCTGGAACCGAATATTGCGTGATTGAATTTGAAACATCAAAAAGTCGCGTCCACGGATCGCTTGTGTTTTCATATATTTTCCATGCCGCGTACACTCTGGATGCCGGTTGCCCATCAGTGGACGAAAGATCCCACTTAAAAACGATATTGTTTGAACCATCTTCAACGGTGTTAATTGGGCTTACCGGAATTGCTGACGCAGTCCCAGCCGCAGTGCTGAAGGAATATACCGGTGTTTGTGTCGTTGTACCTTCATCGTCAGTGCCTTCAACATACCAACTTATTGTTTCAGCAGTTGGAAATGTATTTGCCGGAATTGTAATTTCAGTATCTGAACCAATAGAAATTGAATAATATGATTCATCCGCAGATGATTTCCAATAGAATGTTGCTGATACTTGATCCCATGTTTCATCAGCGCACCACAAACCGGATTTCACATATGTCCATTTAAAATCAGCAGAATTTCGTGGATTATAATATCCTGATATTGGGCCGCTTTGGTATGTAATTTTGCTTGTAATTTTTTGCGAATCATCATAAACCACTTCGGCATATATGCTGTCTTCATTTGACAATACCGGTTTCAAATTATAGCCGAACTGATTTGTTTTAAAAATACAAGATTTACTATTAAGTAATATTCCAGCATCTTCAGCTTCATATATTGTCCCTGTTAGCTCTGCTGGAATGTAAGCATCACCTTCAACATCTTCAACGAACGAGCGACCAAAAATACTATTTGAGGACATTGGCCTTGAATAATACGTTACCGTATTTTGATTGAAGTCTGAAAGCCCTTCATAGATTCCAAATAATGATGTAGTTCTCTTTGCTTTAATCTGCAAGCGCAAACGAACACCAATTAATCTGTTATGCCTGATAGCCGCTGGAAAATCTTCAAATTTAACAAGCATTTGCCTGTCATGAACAGTATCACTGCTAATATAATACCAAGTATTATTATCAAGTGTATAGTGTGTTGATGGATAATCCGAAGATACATAAGCAAGCTTTACAGCTCTTACATTCTGTATTGCATTAGCCATTTACTTCCCCATCCTTTGCACGACTCTGAAATCATTAAACACTCTTACAACATTATTAAAATCTTTGACATTCTTCGCATCAATCACAACAGTATCAATGTGAACACCACCGACACTGCGACTGTCCTGATTGTTATAAATCTGTGAACCTTGTGGAAGTTTAACCAGTTCAGGCCCAGCTTCTCCGACCCATGTAAGTCCACCGCGCCACGAATCATTTCCAGTCGCATTATGACCATAGAACGAATCATATTGCTCCAGATACCCCTCCTGACGCATTCTTGCACGTTGCACATTGTTTGCGTTGCCTGAACCATACCCAAGTCCTAACGCAGTGCCAACGCGAGAAAAATCAAGCGTAAGAAGCCCAGCGACAATATCAGCGACATCAGCGATTGCCGCGCAAACCATTGCAAGACCACTCAACGCATTTGTAGCTGTTTCAATACCGGATTTGAATCCAGGAATAGACGCAACTATATCACCGATACTTCGTATGATATCAATCAGGGACTGAATGATAATGGCAAGATTCTCAATCATTCCAGACCGTTCAAGAACTTCAACTGCTTTTGTAACAGCATCAGAAAACAACTTCATAGCCGCTTCAGATGCCGGTGCAAAGTCTGCCGCAATCTGTTTCTTTGCAGCGTCAATCGTCAATTGCATTCTCTGATAAGCATCATCAACCGCGCCAAGTGCCGCAAGTTCTTCATCGTTCAGGATATAACCAAGGTTCTGCGCTTCGGCTGCGTATTCTTTCAGCGCACCACTGCCCTGAATGATTAGAGGGTTAAGCTCTTGAGCGGACTTGCCGAAAAGCTCCATTGCAACAGCATCACGCTCTGTTTCGTTGTCGAATTGCCCAAGAACGTCAATAATATCATAAAAAACATCTTCAGCCGGTCTTAGACTGCCGTCAACCTCATTCGTGATTGATACACCAAGATTTGCAAATGATTGTGCCATTGCGGCATTCTCTTCATTTGCACTTGCCATGTTCTTGGTCAGCTTTGTGAGTGATCCTGTGATCGTATTGACAGAAACATCAATGAGATTCTCGGCATACTCCAGTTCTTGAAGAGTTCTTGTTGATAATCCGGTTGTCATTGAATCAGTCAGAAGCTGATCAACATCAGCCGCAACCTGAACCGTTGTATCATGAAGTTCCTTAACAACCTTCACAACTGCCGCAATCGCGCCAGCCGCCGCCGCCATTTTTACAACAGTTCCGGCTGAAAGACCATCTATACCATTCAGAGCTTTCTTCGCTCCATCAGGAATCTTGATACCAAGCTTAGAAGCAACGCTGTCAACAGTATCACCAAGGCCGATCATTTTGTCATTCTGACCTGTCAACGCATTATTGTTTTCTTCAATTGCGTGTTCAAGATCATACTGAGCTGCTTCAGCATTATTGAGCTTGATTATCCAATCCTGAGTCCGTTTATCAGCTTCACCGTATTTCTCAGCAGATGCTTGGAGAGCCTCGCGAAGCTTGCTTACCTTATCCTGTTGCTGTTGGAGCTGCCTTTGAAGCAGATCGCCTTTCTTGGTAAGAAACTCAGTGCTTTCAGCGTTCCCTTTGTACTCTGCCTGAAGCTTTTTCAACTCAGACGCAAGAACCTTGTTTCCCTGGTTAAGCTCTGATAATGCTTGTTTATATTCTTTTTCACCATCAAGCTCAACGCGAGCTTTAACAGTTCTTGTAGCCATATATATTAACCTCCTGAAGCGAGGTATTCAGATAAACTTCTTTGTTTCTTTTGTTTCTGCATTGTCTGCGGTTGATACCACGCATTAAGCAGAGCATGAAGCCGACTCGGATTCATCGTTTTCCAGAAATCACGTTCCGGCATATGGAATTGGAACATCCATAAAGACAAATATCGGGAGAAGTCAATTGAATTAGACTCCTCCCGATCAGTCAGTTTCCCGATTCGACTTCGGTTTCTTCGGGGACATCTGGAGTAATCGACCGGACAACAAGACTCATAATCTTGTCAATAGGAAGGTCTGTAAGTTTGAATTTTCTTCCCAGCTTCCGTGCCGTATAACGTTCCTCCCATCCCTGTTCATCTGCATAATCGTTCAGCATTGCGGCAAGAAACTCAAGCGCAGATTTCATTGTTGAGCCGCCTTTAAGTGATGCTACAAAATCACCGTCATGAAGTTCCTGAACATCAGCAAGAACATTCATGTTGCACCGAAGCTGGTATGTTTTGCCATCAACCTCAAACGGCATCTGTTCAAGCCGAATATCCATCAGGAAAGTACCGCCGTGACCCACGCAATAGCATCTTCTTCGGTGTCACAAACAGCAACCTCGATCATATCCTGACCGGCACTGTCATCCGCAAGAAATTCACCGGAAGTAGTTGGAGTATTGAACGTGATGTTTTCGCCTGCCGTCTGAAGCGTCATGGACGGATTCCCAAACAAGGCTCTTGCGACCTTAACAGCGGTATATTTCTTCACACCGTCAATCATATCCGGTGCATAGAACGCCACCCCGACATAATTGGGAATGTCTTTCGCGCTGGTGACAAGACTGCTAATGGTCTTGGATCCAACGGTTCTGCTCTTGGCAGTCACACCGAAAAGCATGGTCTGAACAGCATCCGGGATATACTTCACGCCGATGCTGATCGTGCCGCCAACGCACTTGCGCATATATTCTGCAAGCGTGGACTCAGAATAAAGCCGCCCCTCTGCAAAGCGCAGTTCAAGGTTGACATTCATTGCATCACCGGCACTTGTCGCACCGGTATATGTGACAGTACCGGCAGTATTGACATAATTAGCAACCTTAATTCCTCTAAGATCAAACTGAGGCATTGTGTTACATCTCCTCTTAAAAGTTTTTGTCTATGTAGTCAAGAATCACTTCTGCACCGGCTTTTGCAATGGCATCAGCATTCTTGTTCATTGCTTCACCAACAAACGGTCTAGCTTGCTGGTTCCTCTTGCCATATTCATTGATAAAGGCAATTTCGGCCTGCCTGACTTGCTTGCCTGATCTTGAACGTGTTCCAGAAAATGTGATATCGGCATAACCACCACTGTCAGTCTTCTTCGGCTTGTTTACTTTAATAGCGTCAAGAACATGAACACTTGATTCAGGATCACGAACACCGTATGACTCTCCGCTTTTCCTGATCTCTGTAGCGGCAACCTGTTCCATTGCGGTCAAAGCTTTCATCTGCACATCTTCAGGAACATTTGAAATCTTGTCAAAGGCGGCTATTAGTTCATCATAGCCGCTCAGATCAAGTCTTGGCATATACGCCACCGCCGTTGCAGTATTCAAATTCAAACACATAATGCTGACCATCTTTATCACTTGCATTTGTCATTGACGGATATGTAAAGCCGCCACTGATACAAGCATTAATTATAGCCAACTTGATAGCATTTGGATTTTCCTTATGTGGCAAATAGAAGTGAAGTTGCACAGAATATCGTGAAGCGTGGGATACTGAATTCGCGTACACTTCTGGAATTACATAATAGTTATAAACAAGATAAGTCAAAGCTTTACCGGTGTACACATTCGGATATAATGGAAGAATCTCACCAAAGGCAGCATTGATCGCGTCATCGCAACTCATTTAACCACCTCTTCCAGAATCAGCGTCACATAATCAGGTCTTCTCTGAAACGCTCTGATGACGTTATATCTCGTCCCTTTGAAGTCAACAATCTTCTGCTTGTCATAATCAAAAGAAACAATTTCAACGCTTGCAGACGCTTCAAAACCCTCTTTATGACTCAAATAATATTCGTTCTGTGAAACCCCCTCAGTCCAATTGCAAAAGACCTGTGTAGATTCTTCCGTTTCCGTTTCATAACCCTCACTGTCTTTTACATAAACCTTGGTGATCAGATTACAAATATCAGGCCGATTCATCTAACCACCTCGTGTATCCTGTGCAAGTTGCAAGTTGCGCTTTCTGCTCGTCATAGCTGCGTTTCAGCTTATCGTAATTCTCCGGCTCACCGAAGTTCATCAGAAAATAGGTGATTGCAGCCTGCCTAACAAGCGCATCAGCGAAGCCGCCTGTTTCAACTCCAGCCACTCCAAGATCAAGCATTGCGGCATTCAGCAACGCCTCAACTTGTGCGTCATAAGCATCTGTGGTCATGCGCTTTGCCAGCTTTGCCGCATCAATAAGCTTTTTATCTACTACAATGCCGCCACACATATCATTTATCCTTTCTTTCTTGTCCTCTTCGGCTTTTCAGGAACTTCTCCAACCGGTTCGGAAACTGCCGTTTCCTGATAATACAGTTCAGCACTGTTTGTGGACAGCAAGAAATTAAACTGAGCTGGAGATACCTCAACGATATCTCCAGCCTTATGATTAATTCTTGCGTCTCTTAAGAGACGAACCAGCATAGCTTACGCCTTTGCAAGTTTCACAAAGCGACCGGGAGCGGTCACACCGTGAGCGGCATACTGCCGACCGACAATCTTAACCAGATCATCTTCCGCGAGGCTCAGATCATCGTACTTCAGCACAATACCATCGCCTTCGGGGAAGTTGAACTGAAGGCCACGCAGATCACCAATGATCGCATAGGCCTGACCGGAAGTAGCAGCGGAATAAGCCGGAAGAGCGGAAGTGTAAACGCGAGGCAGACCGGCATACGAATCCACATTGAAGTTACCGGCAACCTGGGCGGCAAGAAAATCAGCCTCAGTCAAGCGGTTCATGATAACAACAATGTCCGTTGCCTCATCGCTCAGATTAGCGGCGGCAGCAGGGATCGCAGTCACGGAAGGCGCAGCGCTCACAACAGGAATACCGATTGCATGAGCGCCGTGAGCGGCGGGAGCGTTCACGATATCAGCAATGCCAAGAGCCGCAGCCTTGCGAACGATCTGATAGGCGATTTCATCATAGATATAGCGGAGAAATTCCTCTCCACCCATCGCAAGAGCTTCATCAGTGAGCGTGATCCACTTCTTGATGTTCTTCGGGATCAGCTCAACAGTGCCAAGCTCAAGAGTCTCTTCTGCCGGATGATCGGTTCCCTCTTCGTGAACAGCAGCCGGATCAGCAGCCTTTTCAAAGGTTACACGCAGGTTGCCCTTGACGAAAGTGCGGCGAACACGGGACATGATGCCGTCACGCTCCCATGCGGTCTGGACATACTGATCAACGATAACAGGAACAGGAACAGGGCCTGAGCCGGTCACAGTGTCAGGAGCGTTTTCGGAGATAACAGCACGGCACTCAGCCGGATCATTGGTAAGTACATACTTTTTATAGGCTTCAGCGTAAGCAGGAAGCGCACGAACTTCTGCAAGAGTCATGGTTTTTCTCTCCTCTTTTTCAAATGTTTTGGTTACAACGCCTTCGCCAGCGGCAACGGCACTGCGGATTTCGGCCTTTTTGGCCTCTTCAGCCATGCGGCTTTCAATTTCTTCCTTGATGGATCTGGCTTCAGCCTCCAGAGCATCAAGATCAGCTTCAGGAGCATCAAGCTCAGCAACAATAGCTGCCTTCCGCTCTTCAAGCTGTTCAATGGACATTTCTTTGATTTCCATTGTTTCAGACCTCCATCAAAATTCTGATTTTCTGTTTCTTGCGTTCAATCTCTGCAAGCCTGGCACGTTCACTATCCAGTGATTCTTTCGCACTATCCAGTGCATCGGAAAGGCCTCTGGCCTGGATTGATGTTGCAGTATATGCCGGGAATGTCACAGCCGACACCTCAAGGACATTCTGAATACTCCGAATGTGCCTTGTAGGATGATCGGTGTTTACATCATCCCAGCTATCTTTATCCACAGTAAACATGAATGACATTCCGGAAATATCACCTCTGCCTACTGCGGAGTAAAGGCTTCTTGCATCCGCATTGTTCTCGGTATCAAGATCAACACGAATTCCCATACCATCATCATCAACGGCTAGCTGCATGGTGCTGTTTTCATTGTTGTTTCTACTTCTGGCAAGCGGGATCATATCGGTATTGTGATTCACCAGGAACCGGACATCCTTCAGATCCGTAGTATCAAGCGCACCATGTTCAATAACTTCATCATACCAACCAAGGTCTGTGCGCTGACCAAAAACAATAGGCCGACCAGAAAGAAAATGCCCATGCGCTTCATTTTCTTCCGCTCTGACCTCAAAGTTAAACGCTCTGATTTCCTTCTTCATTTTTACTATCTCCCACGTTGTAATACTCTCCACGAATCGGAAGTTGTGAACCAAGCGGTTCAGGCAGCGGAGGCATGTTCCAGATCTCACGTATCTCATTTCTTGTCATCAGGCCACGATCAGCCATCTGAGCCGATACGCTCAACTTATCCCTGTTGCTGAGATACTGAAGCCGGTTGGCTGTAACCGTCACACCGTTGCCGCTCGACTGCTCACGGAGCGTAAAAAACATTTTCTTCAGCACTTCGGATTCCTGGATTGCAAACGGCTCAATTGCACCTTCATAGAAGGCTGACCAGTTCTCAGAATCAAAATGATTCGTCAGAATATCGTCATTGACTCCGTAATACTTATACACATTCGCCTCAATGGCTTTCCGTTGTTCCGCATCAACCACCCAAGGCTTTACATCAACTTGTTTCACATCCTGATAAGTATTCGGAAAAAGAAGAAGCCCACCGCCATGTGAATCTTTTGAAAAGTTCTCAGCAGTGAACCTCTGTCTTTCTTTGGCAAGGTCTTCAGCTTTTGCGAAGTTGGATAGCTTCGCCATGAAGCGATAGGAAGCCGCACTTTTCACGCCTTCCTGAATTCCCTGATCCTGAATGTGAATCAGATCAAGAGTGTTCTGCAATGCGTGATTGCTCTCACCGAAGAAATCATTCTTGTATTGATACTTGGTCATAATTCCGCAGTATTCAAGCTCAATAGCCGCCCTTGTTCCATTACCAAACTCATATCGGAGATAAGGAACACCGTTATACTGCACAATCTCACATCTGGAAGGAAGCGGAGTATAAATGCCACTCGGCTGACCGTACTGATCATAAACAGGACAGATGAAAGCAGTGTTATGCACATCAAGCAAAGTTGAAAGTCGATATTGGAATTGACTCCAGGTCTGGAACTCATTTGGGCCATTCTTCAATTTTGTTTGCAGTGCTGGCCTTGCCGCTCCATAAGTTTCAACCTTTAGCTTACTGATGTGTGTTGCCCTTGCATTGATTGCCGATCTGATCAGATCACTTTCATAAATGCTCCCTTGCCAGTTATGAAAAACAGGAGTATAGCCGTTAAACATCTTGAATGCTTCGGCATATCGTTCTTTTGGCTTTGGCCTGTTACCAAAGAGCCAGTCAAACATTCCCATTGAACCACCTCAATTATTTTTAAGTTGTTCACCATATTCGGCAAACCACTTCTGACGCACACACATTGCGTCTAGCAACGCTGCACATCCGTCTATATGATCATTCGGATTGATTTTAACAAGCTTTCCTCTGCCTCGCTCTGTAGACATCTTGATTGCGCTATTGAGCAAATGTATCTTCATCAGATCATTGTCACCCAAATGCAAATGACCGTCTTCAAGAATACCTTGCGTTTCCTGGATGACTCCATAAAGATTTTCCCCCTGGTAAACGTCATCCATCACAAAACCATACTGTTGCATATCCTGAATCAGATATTGTGCCGAATATCGGTCATAACCTGTGACAAGTGGAAATATCTGATATTCTTCAACCAGCATCTTGAACCAATCGAAGCAATCATGATAATCGACAAAGTTATCGCCAGAAGCCTGAAGCAATCCACGCTGAATGTAAATGTTATAAGGCAACCCGTCCCGCTGTGACGCTTCGTCTATACGTTCCGTTGGCAAGAAAAACTTGGCAAACACATACAATTCACCATTCTTCTCAATAACAGCTGTGCAAGCTGTAAGATCTCGCGTCTGAGAAAGATCGATGCCACCAACACAATACGAATTCCTGAAATCTTCCAGCCGGAGCGGATCGCCACTTGCCTTTTCAACGAGCTGTGAGGGGAGCCAAGCCAGACTGCTGTTCTGCTTGATACAGCAATACTTGGTCATAAATTCCGCTTTTTTACTCAGACTGCCTTCAGCAATCGCGATCTCTTCCAGCATGAAGTCAATCGGAATCGAAACGCCAAGGTTTGGATTACTCTTCCGAAGTTCGTTGATGTCATTCCATTTCTCAACATCATCAATCATATAAAGAAGCGGCAACAGCTTCTTCTCTTTCGACTCACCTAAGAGAAAACGTGTTGACCGCTTGATTAACTCATCATAAATGGAATCATTAATATAGCCGGAAGTGGTGCAAGACAAAAGTAGTGGTTCTATCCTGGCTCCCATACCGGATTTCATGACCTCATACTGCTTAAGGCCTTTGTCACCTTCCCAGGCCGCTATTTCATCACAAATACAAAGTGAAGGATTAAAACCATCACTCTTCTTTGCACTGAACGCAATCTTCTTCACCGTGCTATTTGTTCCGGCTATATTAAGATCAGACTGCCGGTGCTTCGGCAAAACTGATTGATCTTTAACTTTAACGTTATGCGTGTCACGCTCGTTAAGCTCTTTTTTTAATTCCTGATACTCAGGATCCAGCGTAATCATCTGCCAGATATTATTATAAACAATATCGGCCTGCTCTAACTTCGGAGCCAGACAAAACACCTTTGCACCGAATCCGCCATCAACTCTGAAAACGTAATTACCAATACCGGAAGCAATGATTGATTTACCATTCTTCCTGGCAACCACAAGAAGCACTTCGCGGAACTGCCGGTGACCATCCTTGTCAACAACACCAAACATCGCTGACAGCATTGCTTTCTGCCAAAGTTCAAGATTGATACTTCCAGGTGCAAGATGCCCTTCTGTATGAAACCAATGTGTTTCAGCCCAATCAATTACCGCATTCGCTTTCTTCTGATCGAAAAAGAAGTCTTTCTTCTCCAATCCGCTGACCAAATACTCATACAAAAGCCGGATCCACTTACCAACCGTTACAGAACCATCTTTGATTTTCTGGTAATAGGAATAAATATAGTTTTCTTCGGTTTTCTTTGGTTTTCTCATGGCATCTCAGGCTCGTTCGAGAGCGAACAGCGTTTTTTCTGAC